CGCCCTCCACGTCCTCGGAGTAGGAGTACTCGCCCTCTGGACCGTCACCGTATGGTCGGCGTTCCGGTGGAACGATCCGCAGGCCACGGGCCAGTTGTCCATCGCCGCGCTGGCGTGGACGCTCTGCCTCTGCATCGTGGCGGTGGCGTCATGAGCGTCCTCCGCATCTACCTCCTGGGCGTCATCGCCGGGGTCGGCCTGACCCTGCTGGTGCTCGGCCTCGTCGGGTGGGCGTCATGAAGCGCCTCGACTACCTCGCCGTCGGAGCCTGGATCCTCGTGCTCTGTGTGGCCGCTCTCGTCGCGCTGGGGATCACGGTGTTCGTGGAGTGGGTCGCATGACCCCCGACGAGTGGATCCCCCTCTTCACGCAGCACTGGCCGGACGCCAAGATCTTGGCCCCGGACTTCTGCATGACCTTCGACCACTGCAAGCTGTGCGACACGCACGTCGCGCGCGGCGAGCAGAAGGAGCACACCCGCAAGCACAAGCGGGAGCTCAAGACGTACCGGATCCAGCAGCGCCGGAAGGTGGAGTCTGACCGCGTGTCGAACCTCGCCAAGGCGCGGAAAGCGAGGGCAGCATGATCGACCCAGAGCGCCAGCCCACGTTCACCGGCAAGCAGGTCAATCCGTTCGACATCCGGCCGGAGGACATCTGTATCGAGGACATCGCGCACCACCTGTCCCTCGCCTGCCGGTACAACGGCGCGGTGCCGTACCACTACAGCGTCGCCCAGCACGCCCTGCTCGTGGCCGACATCCTCATGCTGCACGGCGCGCCGCCCATCGTGGAGTGCGCTGGGCTCCATCACGACGACTCGGAGACCTGGCTAGGCGACGTGACGACTCCGATCAAGCGCGATCCCATGTCAGAGGGCTACAGAGGGGTCGAAAGTCGCGCAATGCGGGTCGTGGAGACGGTTTTCGGCCTCCCATACGGCTCCACAGAGGCCGACATAGTGAAATGGGCCGACAACGAGGCCCTGGAGCGCGAGTGGTGGTCCCTGATCGAGCCGAACGGCCTCCCGACGCCTCCCGGCGTCACCGAAATGCGCCCCCGGAACGTCGAGGACGCTTTTCTGCTCCGAGCGGCGACTCTCGACCGCCTGATCGCCGAGTCGGCCTTCATCGGCGAGGGCGCGGCGCCCGCTTTCGAGAACGGGTGGAGGAACCGCTAGAATCACGCCATGAGGAAGTTCCGGATCATCAAGGGCGCTGCCCTCGCGAAGTGGCTCAAGGCCCATCCGAGGTTCGCAGCCGCAGCCGCCAAACGGCACGCCCAGATCCTCCAGCTTCGCGTGCGTGTCCAGCACCCGAAGCCGAAGGCTGGCCTCTCGAAGCGCGCGCTCGCGCTCGCCTCCCACTACATCGGGACGAAGGAGTACCCGGCCGGGTCCAACGTGACTCTCTTCGGCAAGTGGTACGGCGAGGCTGGCGTGCCCTGGTGCGCGATCTTCGTCTCCTACGTCCTCTCCCACGTCGGCCGTCCGTTCAAGTACTCCTACGTCCCCGCCATCGTCGCGGACGCGCGCGCTGGCAAGAACGGACTGCGGGTGATTCCGGCCACTGCCGTGAACGCGGCCCTCGCCAAAGGTCACCCCGTCCTGGTCTGTTACGACTGGACGCGCGACGGCACCGCCGACCACGTTGGCTTCGCGAAGGAGGTCGTCGGGGGATACGTCCACGCCGTCGAGGGCAACACCGGCGACGCCAACTGGTCGAACGGTGGCGAGGTCCTCGCGGAGACGCGGCCCCTGTCGCTAGTCCAGGCGTTCGTGGAGGTCACATGACCGACCTGATCAAGCCTGCGGGGATCTTCGGCGACCTCTGGCTCCCGCGCAACGTCGCGGGGCTGCTCTACAACAACGGTTGGGCCGGGGCGATCCCGAACGTCGAGATGAACGCCACGGTCTTCGCCGAGAGCGGCCGGTACGAGGCTGCGGTCGGCGACGTGAACCCGGACGGCTCGCAGGATTGGGGCATGTTCCAGTTGAACAACCGGCACTTCACCTACTTCGGCTACAAGACGCAGGAGCTCTTCTACGAGGCTTGCATCGTCGCGCCGATCGCCGTCGTGCATGCCCGGACCCTCTTCGAGGCCGACCGCAAGGCTGGCGGCACCGGGTTCGGCCCGTGGTTCGGCCACGGGAGCGCTCAGTTCACGAAGGGCCTCCCGAGCTCGTGCGGCGGGCTCGCGAATTTCTGCGCCCAGCACTTCGGCCTCAAGTCCGTCGTCTGAGTCAAGTTTTTCGGCTCAAAAACTTGTCATCGGGGGCCCGTCAAGCTGGTACTCTCGACGGCATGAAGCGAATCATTGCTCTCTTCGTCACCGTCGCAGCGGCCGCAGCCATCGCGACGAGTGCCTCCGCAGGTCCGAACCGCTACAGCAGCATCGGCGGCGGCGGCGGCGGCAACGGGGCCGGGTGCCTCGTGTACGGCAACTTGATCACGAACTTCCCCTCGTCCGTCAGCGGGCAGGCCACGATCAAGTGCGACGACGCGAACTATTGGGTGTCCGAGACAGCGTGCATCCAGCGCGAGAACTACACAAACGTGTGGTCGAACGTGGCCTGCGCGAGCAACTCCGGTTGGGGGATCACAACGATCTCGATGACCCACTTCTGCTCGTACACGACCTACCTCGACTACTGGCGCATGCAGGTAATCGGTCAGGTCTCAGGCATCGGCGGCTCTTTTGGTGGATCAGCCACCAGTCCCGTCGATTCCGGCCACTGCGCCTGACCTCTCGCGGCGAGGGCCCTCCGGGGCCCTCCTGCTTGCTACGCTCCCGGCATGGATAAACAACAGGCAGCCAGCCGCATCCTGATCTCCCCGAACAAGAAGGGCACCTTCACGAGGGCGGCTAAGGCAGCGGGCATGAGCGTTCAAGCGTTCGCCTCGCACGTCTTGGCAAACCCCGAGAAGTTCACGCCACTGATGCGGAAGAAGGCACAGTTCGCCAAGAACGCAGCGGGGTTCAAGCACTGATGGGCGACTACGCCGTCGAGATCACCCGCAGCGATACCGCTGGAGCCCAGCGCCCGCAGAAGCCGCCGACCGGCCGCGAAAAGCCAGCAGTCGCTGCTCTTCGCCGGACCGTCGACGCGCATCAGAAGGCCCACGGGCACCCGAAGCGCACGGCGTAACCCCGGCCCTGCCAAGCTGGCATGCTGGGGTTGTGCCTGCCCCCGCGTACAACAAGGGCGTCCATGCGGCTCTCGTGAGCGGAGCCCGCGCCGGACTGCCGAAGAGAGCCTGCGCCGGGAGCGCCGGGATCGGAGTGCGCGCCTTCCAGCGCTGGTTGGAGCGCGGGCGGCGCGCGGCCGACGCGCACGAGGAGGGCGAGGAGTGTCTCGTCGAGGACGAGCAGTACATCGAGCTCTACCGCGACGTCGAGAAGGCGGTCGCGCAGCGCATGGCCGAGCTCCTGGAGGAGATCGACAACAACGACGAGAAGGTCGGGATGTGGATGCGAAAGGCGTGGCTGCTGGAGCGCGCATGGCCGGACGAGTTCGGCCCGCCCGCGACGCGCGTCGTCCACGAGGGCGAAGTCACGCAGCGCACGGTGCTGGAGCTCCCGCAGGAGGCGCAGATGGCGATGCACGCGATCTTCGCCGGGATCGCCAAGCCGAAGGAGCTCCCGAGTGGAGGATCTTGACGCCATCACCCTGGCGCAGATGTCGCCGGGTGGCCTAGCCTGGTTCGACCTCCGCTCTGGCGAGACAGGGGAGTCGATCTACGAGCAGCCGCCGCACCTGGAGCTCCTCGACCGCGAGATCATGAAGCTGTGCAACGGCTGGGACGAGTACGGCGAGGACGACTACCGCGGCATCATCTTCTCGGTCCCGCCCCGCCACGGCAAGTCCTTCGAGTGCTCCCACTACACCCCGGCGTGGTTCCTCGGCCGCTGGCCGGAGAAGAACGTCGCGGTCGCGTCCTACGAGGCCGACTTCTCGGCGACGTGGGGCCGCAAGGCGCGCGAGGTCCTGGAAGCCAGGGGCCCGGAGGTCTTCGGGGTGGAGGTCGACTATACGTCCAGAGCAGCGTCGCACTGGCGAGTGAAACGCCAGCGGCGTGGCCGTCCGATCTATGGCTCTATGATCACGGCGGGCCTCGGCGGACCGCTCACCGGCCGCGGCGTCCATCTGCTCGTGATCGACGATCCGATCAAGACGGCCGTCGAGGCTCAGTCGAAGAAACGGCGGCAGGCCGTCTGGGACTGGTACACGAGCACCGCGGCCACGAGGCTTGAACCGGGCGGCAAGGTCATCCTCATCATGACGCGCTGGCACGAGGACGATCTCGCGGGGCGCCTGATGCAGGAGATGCGCGACGAGACGGGCCGCAAGTTCAAGGCGTTCAACTTCCCGGCCCTGGCCGAGAACAACGACCTCCTGGGGCGCTCGCCGGGGGATCCGCTCTGGCCGCAGCGCTACGGCAAGGAGTACCTGGAGGCCGAGAAGCTGGCCGCTGGCCCCTACGTCTGGAACGCGCTCTACCAGGGGAAGCCTGCCGCGATGAAGGGCGGCATCTTCGACCCGGACTGGTTCGAGCGCGTGAACGAGCCCTGGGGGATCCCGCAGCGCGCCGTCCGCGCCTGGGACCTCGCGGCTACCGAGGCCGAAGGCGACTACACGGCGGGCGTGCTCTTGGAGAAGATCGGCGACCTCTACCTCGTGCGCGACGTCGTGCGCGAGCAGGTCGGCCCCGACCAGGCCGAGGCGCTGATCGTACGGACGGCGGCGAAGGACGGCCGTAACGTCAAGATCCGCTTTGAGCAGGAGCGCGGCGCTGCGGGCAAGATCCTGGTGGCCCACTTCAAGAAGCTGCTGCGCGGCTACGACGTGCGGGGCGCGATCCCCACCGGCGACAAGGAGGTACGCGCAGCCCCGGCGTCGGCGGTCGCGAGCGCGCGCAAGATCAAGGTGCTGAACGACGAGTGGACCGAGGATTTCCTCACCGAGGTCGCGGTCTTCCCTCGCGGCGCGCACGACGATCAGGTGGATGCCTTCGCCTCGGCGTTCAACTGGCTGGCGAAGTCCACGGGGGTCGCGTCATGGTGACGCACAGCGAAGCAGTACACTGGTCCCCATGCTAGGCCGTGAGAAAGTGCAGTCGCTGGTCGACGCCGCCTTCGGGACGATGGAGAGCGAGAATGGAGACACCGCGCTGGTCGGGACGGTGCTGCTCGTGTTCGAGGTACGGACCGAGCACGACGAGACCGCGTTCTACTCGTTCTCGAACGACAAGCGCCAGTGGATCCAGCGCGCGCTCATCACGGAGGCCCAAGAAGCTATCCTTCTGGGTGAAGTGGAGGAGAGATGAGCGACGATCAGCTTAGGTGGGCCCTCGCGGAGCTCGCCCCGAACGCACCGCGCCTCCAGCGCTACGAGGCGTACGACCAGTATTACCGCGGCATCCAGCCTCTCGCCTTCGCGACGGACAAGTACCGGACGCAGTTCTGGGCCCTCTTCCGCGGATTCGCCGACAACATGTGCCAGAGCGTCGTGGACGTGCAGGCCGAGCGGCTTGAAGTCGTCGGCTTCTCCTCCTCGCTCGCCGAGGTCCAAGAGGCCACGCTCGGCGCGAGCGAGAACCCCGACGAGGACGCCGCCGACGACGCGGCCGAGGGCGAGGTCGATGTCCCGAACTTCCCCGGCGTCGTGGTAAGCATCGTGGACGACCCGATGGGCGACGAGGCCTGGGACACCTGGGAGGATCAGAGTCTCCCGCTGGTGGCCGACCAGGTCCACTCCGACGCCTTCCTCTATGGCGACGCCTTCGTGATCGTGGATGCCGTCGGCATCTGGCGGCAGGCTCCCGGCCAGATCGCGGTGCGCTACAGCGTCGATAAGCCGGGGACCATCGAGCTCGCCGCGAAGCTGTGGTGGAACCTCGACAAGACCGTGCGCCTCAACATCTACGCGACGAACGACGACGGGACCGTCACGCTCACGCGCTACGCCACCGCCAAGCCGGTCGAGCGCGAGACCAATCTGGACCCCATCCTGTTCTCGACCTCCGGGGCCGGAGCCGAGTTCAAGGCCATGCCGGTCGTCCACTTCCCGAACAAGAAGTACGGCCAGTACGGGATCTCCGAGATCCAGCCGGTGATCCCGCTCCAGAACGCGCTGAACAAGGCCTCGATGGACCTCATCATCGCGATGGAGTACCAGGCGTTCATGCAGCGGTACGTCACCGGCGTGGACGTGGAGATCGACCCGGACACCGGCCTGCCGAAGGAGTTTGTCGGCAAGCACGGCCCCGGCAACTTCCTTTCGATCGCCGACCCCGACGCCAAGGTGGGCTCGTTCGATGCTGCCGACCTGGAGCCCTACGTCAAGGTCATCACCGACCTGCGGGCCCAGATCGGGCGCGTGTCCGGAGTCCCGCCCAACTACTTCTTCTCGAACGGCGGCGCGACGGTCTCCGGCGAGGCTCTCAAGACCGGCGAGGTTCGCTTCACGCGCAAGGGCAAGCGGCAGCAGCGCTGTCTGGGCAAGGGCTGGGAGGTCGTCATGACCCTCGCTCTCGTCCTCCCCGACCAGGACGGCGACGCGCCGCACTCCTATGAGGGCGAGGACCTCAACATCATCTGGGACTCGGTCGAGCCGCGCAGCCCGAGCGAGGAGATGGACGTCCTGCTCAAGAAGCAGGTCATCGGCGTCCCCAACTCCGCTCTCCAGAAGGAAGCGGGCTACGACCCCGACGAGATCCTGCACTTCGCGATCGAGTTCGCCGAGCAGATCAAGCTGGGCCTGATCGCCAACCCGAACCCTCTGCCGAACCCGGCGAAGGGACAGGCACAGAACGTGCCCATCGGCGAGTCGACGGCGTCCGTCGCCAGCGGGAACCAGGGCGGAAGCCTCCCCGCAGCGCAGCCGCCCAGCGACTGACAAGCAGCTAGCCTGCTTGCATGACCGACGAAACCACTCCCGAGGACGAGCTCGACCCCGACGAAGCGGCGGGCGCGGACCTCGACGACGATGACGGGGGTTCGGGTGAGCCCGAGGAAACCCCCGAAGAGATCAAGGCCCAGCGCGACGAGTTCAAGCGCCGCCTTGACAAGCAGCGGACCGCCAAGGCCCGCGAGGCGCGCGCAGCGAAGCGCGCTGGCACCACTCCTCCGAAGGACGACGACGCCGCGGCCACCGCCGCTGCCGAGGCTCTCGCGGAGAAGGACGCCCAGATCGCGGCACTGGAGGCCAAGGCCAACAAGGCGACGGCCCTCGCGCTCGCGACCGAGGTCGGCTTCAAGAACCCCGCGGCCGGAGTCCGGTTCCTCGACTTCGAGGACATGGACGACCCGACCGACCCGGACGAGATCCGGGCCGCTCTCCGCGAGGCTCTCAAGGAGAATCCCGGCCTCAAGAAGACCCCAGCCGCGCGCGCCGATGGCGGCGAAGGTGCTGGGTCCGGATCGGGCACGCGCTCGTCCTTCAACGAGTTGATCCGCAGGGCTGCCGGACGCTAAGGACATTTTGCAGGGGCTGCCGTGTGCTACGGTAGCCCCCATGTCCGAATACAACCAACAGGTCGAGCGGAGTGACATTGCGGGCGTCGTGCCCGAGGATGTCTCCAGCGAGATCATCCAGGCGGCTACGCAGGCAAGCGCAGCCCTCTCTCTCTTCCCGAGCATCCGGATGTCGCAGAAGACCCGGCGCCTGCCGGTCCTCTCCGTCCTTCCGACGGCCTACTGGATCGACGGCACCAACGATCCTTCGAGCGACACGGGCCAGAAGAAGACCACCCAGATGTCCTGGGACAAGAAGTACATCACGGCCGAAGAGCTCGCCGTGATCGTGCCTGTTCCGGAGGCCGTGCTGGACGACAGCACGTTCGACATCTTCGGAGAGGTTCGGCCCCGCCTTGCCGAGGCGATGGCGCGCAAGATCGACGGCGCTGTCTTCTCCGGCCTCGACGCTCCGGCGTCCTGGGGCGGCAACGGTTTCCTCGGTCTCGGCAACTCTGCCGACGCCGCCGGGAACGTCTCGGTCCTGGGCACCGCAGCCAAGCACGAGGGCGGCGTCGCCGAGGATCTCAACGAACTGTTCGCGGCAGTCGAGGCCGATGGCTTCGACGTCAGCCTCGTCGCGGCCGAGCGGACGTTCCGCGCGGTCCTGAGGTCGGCGCGCGACACGCTGGGCCAGCGGCTCGGCGACGTCTCGCCCGATGGCGCCCACGTCATGGGCACGCCGGTCAGCTTCGTCATCCCCCACACCCTGGACGACAGCGGTGACGGCTTCGTCGCCCTCGCTGGCGACCGGACGCAGGGGATCCTGGGCATCCGCCAGGACATCAGCTACAAGCTGCTGACCGAGGCGGTCATCCAGGAGGCCAACGGCGACATCGCCTACAACCTCGCGCAGCAGGACATGGTTGCCCTCCGGGTCACCTTCCGCTGCGGCTTCCAGGTTGCCAACCCGGTGACGCTGTCGAACGAGGGCAGCCCCACGGATCCGCACACCACGCGGTACCCGTTCGCAGTCCTCAAGTCGCACGCCTGAGCGACACTCGCTACCGGCAGAGGCCCCGTGACAAGCGGGGCCTCTCGCTATCCTGGGGGTGTGGATCCAGTCCTGTGGTTCGTCACGCCCGTGTGGAGGCGCTTCTATCTCACGAAGAACTGCCTGGAGCAGCGCGCGCGTCTGCTGGAGCGACTCCCCTTCGAGGCGCACCAGGTCGTGGTCGGCGATGACGAGAATCTCGAGATCGCGCGCGGGCTCGGCTTCGACACCGTCGAGATGGACAATCAGTACGTCGGCCGCAAGTTCAACGCCGGGTACCGGCACGCGGTCGCGGCGGGCGCGACCCACTGCATGCCGATCGGCAGCGACTCGTGGCTGCACGAGAGCATCTTCGAGGAGGCGCAGTGGAGCGCGCGGCGCGCGGTGGGGATCGTCGGCCTAAGCTCGTTCTCGCCGGACGGCCTGGAGCGCGTGGACATGGCGATCAAGTACCCGGCCGGGTTCGGCGTCGGGATGGTCTACCCGGCGCACGCGGTCGCGGCCACGAGTCTGCGCGGCGAGGCGTCGGACCCGAAGAAGAACCGGGGCATCGACAACTCGACGTGGGCCCGCGTCGGCAAGGGAAAGGTGCAGATCCGCTTCCTGCCCGCGCAGCACCACCGCTACATCAACTTCCACTCCGTGGATGAGTCGATCACCGACTTCCGCCTGCTCAAGGCCTCGAAGAACCGCGTCCGCATCCACGACGCGGCCGATCCCTTCGCCTGCCTCGACTCTCTCTACGACGCCGACTTGATCGAGGGTCTCAAGCGCATGTACGCCCTTCGTGCCCTGGAGGTCTTCTGCACCGGCGTCAAGCCGACGTTCGTGCCCCGCTTCGGGCGCCTGGGACGCCAGTACCCGAACATCAAGGCGCGCGGCGGCACCGTGCCCCCCAGGGACCGTGACCCGGCTAGGTACCCGAACATCGCCCTGCGTGGCCGTGGTGCGAAGCCGCCGGTGGACTACGACAAGATCGAGGAGCGTCTGGAGCGCGTACGTCGGGGTATCCCGCTCTCGCGCGACGAGGAGATCTCCCTCCGCTTCGACATGGCGCGCGGCTTCTAGGAGTCCTGATCGCTACACTGTCGGCATGCCGACGCTCACTCCTGAGGAGAAGCTACTCGCTCTGCTGGGCGGAACGGACGCCGTTCCGCAGCTTTCGAGCGACGAGCTCACGCAGGCGCTGCTGGCCGGGGCCGTCCCCGATGCTGCTGGCCTCTTCATCGAGGACCCGCATTGGGAGCCGACCTATGACCTCAACCGCTCGGCCTCGTCCGGCTGGCAGTTGAAGGCGGGTAAGGTGGCCTCCGACTACACCATCACGATCGAGGGACGCGAGCTCAACCGCGGCCAGATGATCGACAACTTCCTCAAGCTGGCGAAGGCGTACCTCCAGCAGGCGCAGCCCAGGTACTCGACGGCCTCCGGCGCACTGCCGCCCTGGAGGGTCTGATGCTCAACTCCTGGGAGCTCGACGCGATCAGGCGCGACATCGAGGGCACGTTCGTCGAGCTCGCCGACGTCTACCGGCGCACCGGCAACCCCGACGGCTACGGCGGGACCGGCGACTACATCAAGATCATCGACGGCGTGAAGTGCGACATCCACCCCGTCGACTACTTCCGGCCCAAGCAGTTCGGAGAGACGGCTGGCGCGGCCATCGATGTCGTCTACCAGTCCATCGGGTTCCCGCACGACACGCCTGTGCGCGAGGGCGACCTCGTGGACGTCTACACCCAGGGGATCAAGATCACCGTCATGCAGGTACAGCGCGGCGAGACGGACGACGCCTTCATCCACGCCTACGGCTCGGTCTTCGACGAGGGCGGCTGGTTCGAGCTCTCCTTCCACGAAGGGAGTCACCACTCGTGAGCGTCAACGGAACAGAGGAGCTCGAAGCGGGCAAGTGGATCAAGAAGCAAGTCGAGGCCGAGCTCGGCAGCGCGATCTCCGGCGCGTGGCTGGACCTGATCCCCGAGGGGGCCAACTTCCCGGCCGTGAAGTTCAACGCGCAGAACCGCATGGACGTGCGGACCGTCGCGCAGCACATCGTGTTCGCGAACATCACCTTCCAGGTCGTCGCCACCATCGACAACGAATCGGTGCTGCCGCTGGTCGATCTCGCCAACCGCATCTTCCTCGCGCTCCATCGGCGCTCCGGCACCACGGAGACCGCGCGCATCCTCGCCTGCACGCGCATCCAGCCCTGGGGCTCGATGGACAACGAACAGGGCCACACCTTCCGCTCCTCCGGGGGCATCTACGAGCTCCTCGTACAATCCCTCGATTGAGGGATGGCAGAACCGTACCGGAGACAGTACGGTTTGGGCATGGAGCATGTGCCTGAGAGAGCCCGCGATGCTGGTGGCCCCGTCTTGACCGACGAGGAGACAAGGACTGCGGGGGATGCCCTTAGGGGCGAGACCGCGATCGGACGTCCGACCGACTCCAGCACGGTCGGCGGGCTCTCTCAGGCACATGCCGACGTGATCGAACGACTGATCTCGATGTTCGAGACTCGCAAGGACGACCTCGACCTCGCGCTCATGAAGGTGATCGCTGAGGGCGGAAGTCCAGCGGAGTGGCTGTCGGGGATGCTCCGAGCCTCAATCCCACCCGAGCTCGCAGAGTCATCCCCGAAGCCACGGTTCCTGGGCGAATGAACCTCACCGACAAGCGCAAGCGCGACGCGGTGTGGATCATCGACTGGAGCCGCAACATGGAAGCGTACGGAATGGGCTACAGTCAGTACGAGAAGTACCGTCATCGCCACGGTCGAACGCCCCCTAAGGCCGGGAGCGGCAAAGGGCGAACGTCGCCCCGGCACCGTGGTTCCCCATCATCGACGAAAGGAAGTGCGGCATGAACAAGCGCTTGGCAGTTCTCCTCGCGTGCATCGTCGCGGCGTTCGGCGTCGTGGCACTGGCCGGTGCGGGCACAGCCCCGCCCCGCAACTACAAGACGGCGGCGTG